AGGGCCAGATCAAGCGCGTCCTCGAAGTTCTCCACGATGCGCTGCAGCATGGACTTGTTGGCCTCGGCGTCGTTGCTGGCCTCGGTCGCCGTGCGCTGACCGGGCGTGGCCACCAGCAATTCGGCACCTGTCTGGATCATCTGTTCTTCCAGCGCCTTCAGCTCCGAGCGGCCGGCATTGACCGATTCAGCCGAGCCCTGGATCACCTCAGCCTTGGCATTGGGCGGCAGACGCACGGCCATGTCCGAAGCCATGACGATCTTGTCGTCATTGGTCAGGCCGCTAAACACCAGCAGGCGCTTACGGGCAAACCGGGCGTTTTCGTCCTGATCACTCTGGTGCTGCCAGTGCTTGATGTTCAGATCAGCCAGCGACAGCAGCGGAGGCATGCCCAGCATGAACCCCTTGCGGATGCCGTACAGCGGCACGAATGGGATGTAGCTCAAGGTCGTTGTGCCCTGCTCCTCCAGCACATAGGCTGTCTTGCTCTGGCTGGATCGCTCCACCCACAGCTCCCACTTGCCAGGCTCCAGCACGCGCACGCAGTTGACGACCTTGGTGCCGTAGCCGTCATCCTCTTCCTTGGTTTCCTTGATGCGCAGCTGGGTGAAGACCACCTTGTCGCCTGCGCGCTGGGTCTTGTAGCCCAGGATCTGGTCGTGCTTGATGTGCACCATGTAGGGCCGCGCGCCCATAGCCTTTTCATCTGCTTGCGTGCGGGCCTGGCCTTCGGTCTTGGTGTAGTCCACCAGGATGCCGCCAAAACCAAACTTGATGGCCGACACATCGAACAGATCAGAGGCGAAGGCATGCAGGCTGCGGCCTTCGCCGTCCACATCGTCAACGTAGACATCGACTGCGGCGGGCACCTTGTTCAGCGTCAGCTCTTTGGCAAAGGGCTTGCCCGCCATCACGCCGCAGGTGCGCTCAAAGGCCGGGAACAGTGTCGACGTGCTCAGGCGGTAGGCGTAGTCGTCGTCGCTCTCTGCTGGCTGCTTGGGCAGGTAGGTTTCTTTGGCCTTGCGCATGGCGGACGTGCCACCGAGCAAGGCCTCGATCTTGGGCCAATGCACGGCCATCGCGTCCAGCTTGCTGTCGCGGTCTTGTACTTGCAGTGCCATAGGGCCTCACATTCGGAATTGCTGCACCTGGGCCGTCTTCTTGACGATGGGCCACAGGTAAGCGATCGGGTAGCCCGCCGCGTCGTTCAAGTGGTCCAAGCCATTTGACTTGTCAGGCTCGCCGTTTTTGTCATAAACCTGCTGCTCCAGCGATTCGGTCAGCTTGGGGCAGCGCAGGGTGTTGACCTTCAAGCGCCGCACGCCGTCACCATTACAGATCAGGGCGTTCACAGCGTTGATGCGGTCAGCCACCGCAGGGTTGGTAGGGTTTGCGCGCACAGTCAAGCCGTGCTCGCGCAGGATTGAGAGATCAGACTCGCTGGCGTCCTTGCTGGAGCTGTTGCCGCCAGAGGCATCGGGGTACACCGTCACGGCATGCCCTTTGGCCTGGAAGCGGTCACGCAGCAGCCTTGCCATGTAGGGCGTGTCGCGTCCGTCCGTGATCTCTTCCACTGCCACCGGCCAGCCGCCACGCTCCACATAGACCACCGCCGACATCTTCAAGCGGTTGAAGTCCATGCCCACCATCAAGGGCTCACGCTCTTGGATGGACTCGAAACTGTTGTTCAGCACCCGGTCAAAGTCCGGGTAAATGCTGCCCGAGGCCAAGTTGACGAACTGCCCGCGCAAATAAGCTGCAATCAACTGCTTGGGGTAGCTCTCAAACAGCGACGGGATGTAGTCCGCGGGCAGGTTCTTGGCGTTGTCGTAGGTGCTGGCCTGAATCAAGCCATACAGCCCCGCCAGCGATGGCTTCTCAGCCGGAGCCTTCTTGAACTGCTGATAGGTGAACTTGAACCCTTCCGGGGTCGTTGTCACGTCCACGCCGTTTTTCAGCCCGTCCGCGTTGTAGCGCATGCGGGCAATGATCTTGCGCCAGGCCTGCTCAGCCTTGGGCGTGGCCATCACGTCCAGCTCATCGACCAGGGCATGCCCGATCTTGAAGCCCACAATTGCCTGGGGTCGATCCATCGAGCGGCAGATCACCGTGGTGCGGTACTGCCTGCCAGAGTAGAAATCCACTTCCTTGTTGGACTCCTTGATGTCCACCCGCAGCCCCCAGTCATAGGCCACTTCTTCGATGGTTGGGTAGAAGATGTCCCGAATCTGCGGAAAGCTGGGGGCGAAATAGCCAGCATTGATGCGCGTCCACTCCCAGGCGTGGGCACACAGGCCAGCACAACCTACCCAGGTCTTGCCAGATCCAAACCCAGCCACAAAGGCGCGGTACTTGCTCTCGAGCGCCAGAAATTTGGACTGAGGGACGTTAAGCGTCGGCATCGTCGGCCCTCGCGTCTTTGACTTGCACCACCACCTTGACGGGCAACACAGGGGCGTCATCGTCGCTATCCGCCTCAGGCTTGTCGCGCCACTTGTCACGCTGACGGTTCTTCAGCCAGAAGATGCCAGCCGTGGTGTCAGGTGGGTAATGCTTGATCGTCGGGGTAATGACGATCTGGCCATTCACCACCCGAATGTCATCCTCTGGGTGAGAGTAGCCCAGCGCGCGATGGTGCAGCTTGGCTGCAACCTCAGCATCAGCCAGCGTCTTTCCACCCTTTAGGGACTCAAGAAACTCTGGATGGGCCTTTTTCCAAGTGTTCAGCGTCTGCTCGGAAACCTCGAAAAACACAGCCAGCTCTTTGTCTGTGTGCCCCAACATGCACAACTTCCTTGCTTGGTCGGCGAATTCTGGTTTGTATCTACTGGGCCGGCCAATTGCTTTCTTCACCGGCGCAGCCTTCTTTGCCGGTTTGGTTGCCATGGCTGGGCCTTTCAATTACTGGATTCGCCCATAGCAGTGCACCAGGTGCGGCTTGAAGCTCCCCGCGTAGATCGGATAAACCGAGCGAAACAATGTTGGGTAAACATCAATACTCCCCGGCTCGCGAAGACTTTCCCGCAGCGGCTGGTGTGCGCGCCACACGATGCCAGCCTCGACATCCACGCTGGTGACGTGCTGCAGCTTTTCGCCTGAATCCATACAGATGATGTCAGTGCCTGCCATATGAATCCTTGAATGGGTGCCAGCCACAGCCAAGCGTGAACCCTTGGGCGCGTGGGGTTGCGGGGCGTTGCTCGGTGTGGCTGGCGTAAAGGGGCCACCCCAAGGGACTGCACCCCATGCCGATGGGCATGCTTTGCCGGGTGTGCTTGGCGGTGGCGGAAACAAAAAAGCCACCCGGAGGTGGCGTAAGGCCCTGTAATTTCTCGCCTTTAGAGTTGGAAGTTCCTACACAACCAATGAACCGAGAGGACTTATGCAGGACAGGTCATCCGACAGCGTGCGACTCATGTATGTGCATTGCAGCAAAGAGGCTCTAGCAGCCGCCGAGCAATCACCCATCCTGACTCACTTTACAAAGACTGGCCCTCTGCTTGTCGGAGATCTTGTCAAGCTACACGGCATCGACAAAGAGATGAGGGTCACCAAGCGTGTGTGGGAAACCACTCCGGAGCACACAACACTATTCATTCATCTTGAATAGCCATAGCGCACCCGCCCTGCACTGCGCGCTCATTCAGTTCGCGCAGTGCTTTCAGCTCTTCCAAGATTTGCCGCAGAAGCTGCGTCTGTTCGTCGGTCATGGTTATCTCCTGAAACGAAAAAGCCCCAGCGTTTCGGCTGAGGCTTGGTGATACGGGCGCGACTAAGCATTGCGGGCCCTTCATGGTCATGCCATGAAGTGTTTTGCAGAGAGCGTGGGTGGCCTAAGCACAGCCCGAATATCTCTCGGATCACTCAACGCAGGCCGAACGTTATCACAAAAATAACAAGCTGCCAATCCCTAGCGCAGCAGCTTGAGCACCCGCCCGCCGTAATCGGCCCGGCACTTTTGCACGTAGTCGATCATCTCCAGAGCCGTAGGGTGGCTGGGCTCCTTGCGCAGCTTCGCGCCCTTGCATTTAGGACATGTGTGCTCTTTGTCCTTCTTGATCACGACTCCAGTGGCACTGCAGACCTTACAGCCCGGCTTCAATAACCAGTCCACGGCCAGCACGATGCTGTCCTGCACTGACTCCATGTCGCGTGACTCGCCAAAGTGCAGCAGCGCGGCGTAAAGCCGTGTCATGTCATCCTGGGTGGGCTTGGAGATCAAGCGCAGGTACGTGCTGGCGATGTTGCGGGCGCTCATGCCACTGGCCTTGATCACATCCACTTGGCCAATCTTGTGGGGCTCATCACGCAGGCTTGATGCTTGGGTGGCTGACAAATAGCGTTCTTCGATCAAATCTTACTCCTACTTTAAAAGCATCAAGCGCTTAACCGTAATGGCTAAGGCGTTTTTTTATGGATCCATAAGCAGCCCTGCCTGGGATCAATGCACTCTCTATGGATGCGCCTTGGGTCAAGCGCTGATGAACCGTGGAATACTTCAACCCCAATCGTTCACAGTGCTCTGCTAATGGCGCGATGATTCCGTTGAACTCCACCAGCCGGTTGTCTCGTCTATTTCGGTTTTGCTCTTTGGATGTAGCCCAGCGACAGTTGCCAGGCTCATAGCCCTTGTTGTTGTCGATGCGGTCTATGGAGTGTCTCGGGCTTGGCCGTAGCCCCATATCTGCTAGGAAGTTAGAGAACTCGCGCCATCTTTCGCAGACTTTGATTCCGCGACCGCCATACTCTGGAAAAGCAGGAACATTTTGGTTCTCGCACCGACTTCGCAGATGCCTCCAGATTCGGTACTCCGCTAAATGCCTGCCTCCATGGGAGCGCCGACCCCCTTCTTTCGTGAGGCACCCGCAGCTCTTGGTTTGACCGTTTGCGATACATGCGCTGATAACTAAGGCCACACCACCACAGTCACAAGCACAACGCCAAACGACCTTCCCGTTTTTGCGCTCATCTGTTGGCTCAACCGCCACCAAGCGTCCAGACCTTTTCCCTTTCAAATCAGCCTTTGGCATGCGTTAACCTCTTTATCGTTACGTTGAGTGCTGACAATTCATCCATCTTCTTGATCCGCCACATCGCCTTGCGTCCGTGCCAGCCGTTGTGACTACCCGTGTGGCAGTCCTGGCACAAGGCCACGCAGGTGTATTGCTGGTGCTGCTTCACGTGGTGGGCCTCACTGGGGCCCGGTGCATCACAGACGCTGCAGGGCAGGCTTTTCACCTTGGCCAGGTGCTCGCGCTCTTTGGCGGTCAGCTGGTTGTTCACGCGATGCCACCCTGCTTCTTGAGCCACACCGTGCGCTCCTGCACCTTGGATTGCTCGAGCTGGGCAAACTTGTCGCAGCTGGCAGCAAGGGCAGATGTGGTGTGGCCTGGCAAGGCCTTCTTCTTGCACTGCGCATAGCCCAGTCGAAACATGCTTCGATCAGTGCCGTGGGGGTTCCAGTGCTGGCAGTCGATGCAGGTGGTCATTGATCGCCCTCCCCGTAGGCCCTGAATGCCACTTCATGCTCGGCGCCGAAGGCCTCCATCAGCTGCTGCAGCTCGGACATTTCGCGCTTGGTCATCTGGCTGGTGGACTGGCCGCATACCACAAACCCACCGTCCAGGCCTGGCACGACCTTCGTGCGCTTGATGGCCGCAGTGAACACGTCTTTCCACTCGCCCGGGGTGAGACGGTGGCCATGCCAGTTCACCTGCTCGCTGATGTCGCTCAGCATCGACCACAGACGGCGGTTCTGCGCATCGCTGCGCTTCTCCGGACGAATCTCCAGCGTCAGTCGGTGGCCAGCCATCACCGCATTCTTGGCATGGGACCAGGCGTGCATGATGGCCTTGTGAGCCTGCTGGGGCTCGAACAGGCTGAGTGTGACGCGGTCCATCAGGCCACCTCCAGCCTGCCCCAGTGGGCCAGCAACACCGCTTCTGCACGGTTGTGGTCCTTCTGACGCTTCAAATCACCCTGGGCTTCGGGGTACAGCTTGCGTGCTGTCTCCAGCGCCTTGGCCTTGTCCGAGCCAATACCAAACTGCTTTTTCCACGTCTGCGGCGCGATCTGCTCCATAGGGTAGTTCAGGCACTCGATCACGGATTCGATGGCGCCCAGGCTGCGCATCAGTGAACCCTGCGTCTGCACGGCGTTGTTTGCACCACCCATGGTGTTGACCTTCTCCAGGAACACACGGGGCTTGGCTTCGCTGGCTGGGCAGTGCTTGAGCAGCAGTTGGCACAGTGCGCGTCCATCGATCTTGCGCTTCACCAGCGCCTTGGGCCCCGCCCCTGGCACTGGCATGGTGGGCAAATCAAAAACAGCGCGTATCCCCTGGTGGTCGACCACTGCACAAGCACCAGTCAATCCCGGGTCAATTCCAATAATGATCATGCCGCACCTCCCAGGATTGCCATGGTCTTGTTACGAGGCTGGATGTGCTGGCAGATAGCATTCAACAACTCAATGCTGATCCACTTCGTCTCAGGGTCGTTCTGTGCCAGCTCATAGACTGCGATGACATCCGTCGTTTCGCCTGCTGAGAAAACGGACTCGATTACGCTTGCGATGCTGCTGGCCTTCGCGGAATCCAATGGATGCCACACAAACATGCCGAACATCTCCATGTCTTTCCCGCCACTGATCAACATTGCAGCCAGCACAGCCGCTTCGTTCTCGGTCATATAGTCCAGAGCATTCATGCAGCCTCCGCGCTGGGGAAAATTTCAGCCAGTTCAATGCCGTAAGCCTCGCGCCATGCGATGGCAGGCCAGGCCTTCACAGATCCATAGCGGGCATCAACCACCTCGACCGCGGCAAGGCCGTAATCTTTCGTGGCACGGCGCAGCGCCACATAGGCGTTCTTGGCAAATTTGCGGCCCGTGGCTTTTTCCACCGCAATGACCGTCGCATGCTGCTGGCTGCGGCCCAGCTCATGCTTTAGGCGCGCAACCTCCTTCGCCTTGGCCGCTGCTGTGGCCATGGCCGTAGCTTCGCGGCGGCTGCCGATCTCGGCCTTGGTGCGCACAGCGGTGTCGCGCTCAATCGCCAGGCGCTCGTTTTGCTCGGACAGGTCAGCAGCAAGGCGCAGGGCTTCGGGCAGGCTCTTGGGGATGGCAAAGGCCTGGGTCTGCTGCGCTTCCAGCTCTTGCCAACGCGTCACAATTGCGTGACGCACTTTGATGTTGTAGCCGGCCACCAAGGTGATGGTCAGGTCTTTGGGTAAGTTGAAGCACGGCTGCCCGCGCCCGTAGGCGTCCGAATAGATGCCTTCAAATCTGAGGACATCTTCTCCAAGCTCCTCCAGCATGCCGCGAATGTCGCGCATCACGTTCGGATGCTCTTTCCCTGTCAGCTGCGCAATCTCGCGGCTGCTCATGGTCAGTGGCGCATTGCCCAAAATCATTAAATTGCTCATTGCTTTATCTCCTCAGGACATTTGCGCGCGGCGACCCATGGCCATTTCGGCGGATTCGCGGGTGTATCGGGGGATTGACTTGTCGCCAGCTTCAATACGGGCCAGGATGCGGCGCGCCCAGTCCTTGCCGTCATCGCGCTTTTGGACGTTGACCTGCACCGGCTCAACCTTGGGCGCAGGGAGTGCCACCAACCCCTGCTCTTGCGCGTAGGTCTTGCGCGGCATGGCGGCCTCGCAAATCTTTTCGATCAGGGGCAGGCTGGGGGGGAACTCGGGCGACTCCACGATGACGCGCTCATAAGCCGTTGCCAGCACGTCAGCGGGGAACTTCGCCAAGCGCGCATCCCACACCTTCATGGTCGAGCGGATGCCCAAGTCGCGCCCTTGCTCGTCCTTCACACCGGACGAGAACTTAGCCAAGAACGGAGCCCCATAGCTGCCCTGCAGCATCAAAAACAGGTTCTTCACGCCTGCGGAAATGCCTTTTTGCTCTTGCTGCTGGGCCTGCTGCATGCCAGGCTGAACGAGTGTTGAGACTGCTTGCATGGCTTAGGCCTCCAAAATCGTCGCGTAAGCGGCGGCGTGCTTGTGGGTGCTTCCCTGTTGCCCATAGCGACTGGACGCCATGGGTGTTGACCGCTGACCAAAGCGCTGACTGTTGCGCAACCATGTGCGAAAGGCTGCTTGCCAGTCCTTGAAGGTCGAGCCCTTGGCGCTGTGGTGGTCTTGGAACGCCGCCAATTGGTCGGCCAGGCTCAGTCCAAAGTCCCGCGCCATCTGCTCGGCGGCTTCGTTGGGCCAGAAGTCACCAGGCAGGATCGTTGCCCGGCCAGTTGCTTTGACGTTTTTCGGTGCGTCAGCACCAATAACGGATCTTTGATGGATCTTTGGTGGATCTATGGTGGATGGGGTGACACCTGTGTCACCCCTTGATGTCGTGGTTGTCACCCCTTGCTGCACAGTTGTCACCCATTCTGTCGCAGTTGTCACCGGTGACAAATTGACAGGGGTGACAAATTGACACCCCTGGTTGAAGGGGTTGGCGGCATCGTTTTTGCGATCGCGCCGACGACGCTCTTTCTCTGCTTCACGACGCGCATGCTCGACTTCCGCAACTGCCTCCAGCTTGGAAACGTTCAGGGCGTAGTGACGGCTGGAGCCTCCACCGTTGGCATTGCCAACCACTGCAATCCATCCGCCCTCTTCCAGCTCGCGCAACAGGCGCTGCACCGTCCGCTCGCTGCAAGTCATGTACTCGGACAGCTCATAGATCGAGGGGTAGCAGTTCACGCCGTTGTCATCAGCCCAATCGGCCAATGCCATCAGCACGAACTTCGTGTTCGTTGGCAGCGCCGATTTGCGCACCAAGGTCATTAACTGGATGCTCATGCACCCTCCTGAGTGGAATTGGTGCCCGCACCTACCTTGGCTACGATGGGAGCTCCTACACAACCATCGCCAAGGAGGGCGGACATGAACGTGAAATCAGAAAAATTCGACATCAGCCCCGCTGGAAATCGACTGCGCGTGCAGCGATCTCTTCAGACGCCTCAAGGAAAGATTGATTTGGACTTGGACTTTGCGCACTCGATTCCGAAGGACAAGCTGACGATTGATGCGATTCACAACGCTTCACTTGAGGTCGCAATTCATCACCTGCAGTCGATGCTGATTCCTGCGGCAGAACAAAGCCCCAGCGATCCCGCTCCCAAGCCGCAGGCCTGACGATCCCTTTGTACGCCGGGTGGTACAGATTCGACAGGTCTATGCCTTGACGCTCCCACTCGGCTTCAAGCGCCGCCTTGAATGGACAATGTTGGCAATTACTCATATCGCGGCCTTTGCAATGCGCTGGCTGCGGCGTGTGTCAGCCGGCTTGGGAATGTGGAAATAGCTGCTCAGCACAGGCGTGTGTGCACTGGCTTGGCGCCGCTGCAGGTCAACGGCGACGGTTTGCTGGGGTATCACCCATGCAGAGCGTGAGGTGGCAGGCGTAGTGGTCATTCCGACGGCCCTCCGAGATCATCCGGAAGGAATGGATTGCCGCGCAGCGTCCGTACCAGCACACTGGCCTTATGAACTTCCTCAGCGACATGAGACTCAAGCACCTGATTCACGTAAGCCGTGCGATCAATGTTGCGCGCCATTGCAAGTGCATCCAAGGCGCTGAGCAAGGCTTTAGGGCAGTTGCCACGCAACTCGCCCATCTCTCCTGCAGTGCCAGCTGCAGGACGGCGGTAGGGCATGGAGGTGTTATAGGGAGCCATAGGTCAGGCCTCCTGGGTAGCGGGGCCGAAGCGTCGGAGTTTCTGGGTCATGACTCAGATCTCCGTGGTTTCGGAGGGTTTGATCGTCTTTGGCGTTTTCACGCCATACCGACGCCCCACACGCAACAGGACTTCGCCAAGCGAATGGCGAGGCTCCCGCGTCTTGCCCGAAGCAAGATCAGAAATAGTTGCCTGCCCACAGCCAGCCAGCTTGGCAATCTGGCTTTGAGAGGCGCCCTTTTCGGCTATTGCCGCGATGTAGTCTTTCCATTGCATGGCGCAGACTATATCGGTTTGCCGATGTTTTTGCAAGCGGCAAACCAGTATCGGAATTCCGTATGCTCATAGACATGAATACAGAGTTCGGCGCGCGCCTCAGAGAGGCCCGAAAAGCAGCAAATGTGACGCAAGCCACGCTTGCCAAAAAAGTTGGCATCGGCCAATCGACAGTTGCTGAGTTGGAGAAATCCGGGAATGGCTCGAGCCATGTGCCAGCTATTGCGGCCGTTCTGGGCTGCTCGGCACTCTGGCTGGCAACGGGTGAAGGGGCTATGAAGGATGGGTTTGATAAAAACGTCACGCCGACAGCGATGGGCATGCGCCCATACCCTGTGATTTCGCACGTCCAGGCTGGCGCGCTGAAAGAGATTGCCGTCCCCTACGGGCCAGGTGATGGCTTCGATGTGGAGTACGGCGATGACGATGCATCGCAGTGGTCGTTTTTCTTGGAGATCGAAGGCGACTCCATGCTCCCCGACTTTCGGCCTGGTGACAGGGTTCTGATCGACCCTGACGTGTCACCCAACCCAGGCGACTTTGTGGCCGCCCGCAACACCAAGGAAGAAGCCACCTTCAAAAAGTACCGCGTGCGCGGCATAGATGAATCAGGCGCTGAAATCTTCGAGCTGGTGCCGCTCAATGACAACTACCCGGTACTGCGCAGCGACGAGCACCACCTAGTGGTCATCGGCACGATGATTGAACACCGCAGGAAGTTTCGGCGGAAGTGATCCCCCAACATCATGCAGACAACGCGATTTTGAAAAGTTACACTTCCCCGCTATTGATGTCCAAGACCTATCCGAAGAAAGAGCGCATGGAGTTTCGATTAATTACACAAGATGACTTTTCGGCCACTCTTGACAAGTGGAAAGAAGAGGCTGTGGAGGCAGACATTTTCCCAAATGAAGTCGAAAACAAAATTGCGTGGATTGCTCAAACACTTGATGCTCCAGCCAAAAAGCACGATTTCAACAAGTTGCTTGCCTACGGAGTCTTTCGTCCCGGAAGCAACATTGCAGCCGGCATTTGCGAGCTTGTCTTATCTGACAAAGGCGCAAAAGCTGGCAAATGGCTGAAGATGCTCAAAGTGACACTTGCTCCTGAAATAGTGACCTCGTTAGAGAACGAAGATGTGCAAGGAACACATGTAGCAATTGAGGTGTACAAGGCAGCAGTGCTAGGTGCTTTTACTGAGCGACTGAATCACGATGCTGATACACTAAAACTATATGGAAGGACCGATGAGCACCTTCGATTCTTAGTAATTTTGATGGCGACACTTGATGAGCGTGATGGATTCACAGTCAAAAAAGAAGGTCGCTGGATAGTAATTAAGACCACAACCAACTAGGACGATACTATGCAAACCACACAAAACTCGACACTTTACATTGCAAGGCTTCAGCGTGAAGCAGCATTGGTTCGAGAGTTGTCTGCAGCATTTGATCAGGCTGTAGCAGAGTTTGGTGAACAACGGTTAGCACACTCACTTGCTGAAGAAAAAGTTGAAGCGTAAACACCTATGCACAAAAAAGCCCGCCTCGAGCGGGCTTTTTTTCGTCTGTGTGGTGTGAGGCGATAGGGCCGCATATCGTCGCACTGATAAAAAATATCGGAATACCGCTTGACATTCTTTATCGGCTTACCGATACTTCACCCATCGCAGCACAAACCGCGAACCGCCAGAGGCAAAGCGGAACGTGCACCAAGGCGATGGGTGCCAAGTGATCGAGCTAAGCGCCCAGCTCTTTAAAAAGTGGCTGAGAGTGATTTGGAGAGGCGGCGGCGTGGAAGGACACGCGAAGCTGTGGCAGGCGCAAGTAGGCGCAATGCATCGAACGAAGCGCCTGGAGCAGGTATTAAGCCCTGCCCGCCTCTCCAAATCACATCTTGGCCCGTTGAGGGATGAACAGTCGAAAGACCTGCCCCTGAGCACCACGGCAGAAGCAAAAGTGGTTGGCCAAGCCCGTTGAACTACCGGAACCGAGGCCATACGCAAGGCGACTTGAGCTGACAGCAGTCAGGAGATGCAAGTCGCGCCCTTGGGGTCACAACCAGGGGAGGTAAAAAAGTTGCCGACAGGCGAGTTACCCAGGCAAGCGAGAGGCACATCAGCGCGTGGGGTACTTTGGGCGTGGCGAGCCCTTAACGCATCAGTCAAGCCTTATGTACTACGGACCCGAGCAATCGGCGCCTGCCTCTGAGCGAGATCAGGGGCAAACCACAGCCTTGTGACAGAGGGCTGCGGTTTGATAGACATAGGAGGCAGACATGAAGGCATCTAAAGAAGCGACTGCAAAACGCAACTTAGAACTCTTGGTCAGTGAAGGTATTTGCTATGACTCCAAGGATGGCATCAGCTACTTCACTACAAACACCCCGGATAAATACGACTTCTGGCCAACAACGGGCGCTTGGTTCAACAAGACAGCCAAGCAGCGCGGTCAAGGCTTAGAAAGCGTTATCCGCGCTATGAAAGACGGCTGCATGGAGCCAGCCAAGCAAGCACCAAAAAAGCACGACAAGCCAGCGCACGGAGAGGTGTATGTGCTCAAGGTGAACCTAAACATCAACGGCAATTTCACCTGTGTATCCAGCAAACGTTTCACGGTCACCGATGCATCCGTGGCAGATGTGCGTGAAAAAGCATTGGCTGATGTGACTGCAGCAATGGACCGAGAGCTACAACGTGCCAAAGGCCGAAGCGCCTGCGCTGCATAGGAGAGCGTCATGTAAGCGATAGCGCCCCGTGGGCATAAAACACCGTCAACACCCTGCGGACGTTAAAGCAGGGCCATGCGCAAAGCCTCGGGGTTTTGCAGATGGTTTTCCAGCCGGGTCGTGGGTTTCTCCGCCCTTACTCTCTACTTCCCATGACAGCCCTTGATTGGGCACCGGCTCTTTCTTCCCTCTGCCCGCCTATGTCGCGGGCTTTTTTGTTTCTGGAGGTTCTATGCACCCCAACGCAGAAATATTGAATGGGATTGCGCGTGGGCAGCGTGCCTTTGCGCGATTCACACCCCATGAGCAGGAATTCACGCCTTTGGAATTGCTGTCGTCCAGCGCGCTGCACGCACTGCTCAAGCCTGGGCCTGGCGTCGAGCTGCAGGGCAAATGGGAATTCAAGCTGGACGCCGATACCGAGGAGCAGCCATGACGCTCAGTGCCATTGACCCTTTGATGCTTCCAATTCATGAGCAAAAGCTCTACTACGCCAATCGCCGGATAGCGACGCTGCAAGCTGCCATCGCCCAGACGGTACCCCCGGCGCCATTGTCTGGGGCTTTGTCGATGCGCTACGAGCACCCCAGTCTTGGCTGGCTGACTGTGCACTACACGGTCAGTGAGGAAGAAGGCGCAACGGTGCTGGCGACGTATGTGTACTCCGTGGACATCTGCGAGCGCCTGGACGAAGGGGAGCTTGCCACCATCGCCAGCGCATGCGCCAAGGCTTACGAGCAGGCCTGCAGCGAAAGCAATCTGGATTTTGAAATTGAGCGCCGCTATGGATAGTCCATTTGACTACACCCCACCACCCACCTACCCACTGCCGCTGCCGCCCGAGCAAGTGCGCGAGCTGCTGGGGCCGACTGAGCACGAACACCAGAGTGAAGGAATCTAACCATGCGCTACAAATTCAAACTTAACGGCGTGCTGTCCACTGACAGCTACGCGACACGCGACGCGGCCTTGGCTGCTGGTTTTATGAAGGCTGGCGGCGTGATCGCTGGCGTGGCTACTGTGGGGGCGGCATGAGCGAAATGAAGCACACAAAAGGCCCTTGGATGTTCGATACGAGCTACGCATGGACAGAGCGCGAGCTTGGCGGTAAGCGGGTCTTGAACACCCATTACCGCGTCACAGGCCCTAATGGCGATGGCTGGACACCCATAGCTGTCTGCTCATCGAACGCCAAGGCAACCGACAACGAGGCCAATGCAAAACTGATAGCCGCTACACCCGATCTGTTTCAGGTTGCACTGGCATACCTTGGAGCGTTTGAAACGCACCGAGTGACAAACACCAGCAGTGCAAACGGCCTGGACGTTACTGGTCACATCGCTGACTTGGCCCGCGCCGCCATCGCCAAGGCCCTGGGGGAGCATCCATGACTGGCGAACGCGATCCTGTATGGGATGACCTCAAACAGCGCAGCAAGGACAAGTTTGACGCAGACCGCGAAACCTTCTTGAGCAAAGCCCAAGAGCGCGACGACGGCCAATGGGTCAAGCACACGCCATACCACTGGTCGCGCATCGTTGCTGGCGAGCGCCTGGACTATTGGCCCAGCCGCAGCAAGTGGCAGTTCAAAGGCAAGGTTCAGCGCGGCGATGTGCTGGCCTTCATAAAGAAGCAGGAGCAGCCATGACCCCACCCATCCAACTGCAGCGCATCCCAAAGCGTAAAACCACCAAGCCCGCCACTGTGCGGGCTTTGTTTTGGTGGATCGCCTCCGTGTGTTTCTTCACCGCATGTGCCGCTGCCATATCGAGCCTCACATGAGCTGCACTACCGGCAAAAAACCC